GCTTGCGTCATTGAACATTCAGACCAAACTGAGGATGAAATGAAAGCAAATTTAGACGCACAAATCGAAGCGCAGAAAAACCCAGAAGTAACGTCAAAAACCAAGGAGTGGTAATGTTTACACTAGATGATAAAGAATACGATGAAACTAAATTGTCTCAAGAAGGACAGTTTATGTTTGCACAACTTCAAAATATAGCGAAACGTAAAGGCGAATTAACTTTTGAGTTTGAAAACTTAAATGTACTTGCTGAACATTGGACTAAAAAACTAAAGGAAGCTCTACCTAAAGAAGAAGACGAAAAAGTAGAGACTAAAGAGGTAAAATAACATGGATCTAATAAATGCAATAAATAAAATTTATGATACAGCAAAAATTAACGTGCCTTTATACTGGGTTGTAGTTGCTGTACTTGTTACGGCAATAATTTTCTAGTGACTAAAACACTAGAGCAAGTTGACTATGAAATCAGAGAGCACGAAGTAATTTGTGAAGAACGATACAAGCAACTTATATACAAAATAGATCAACTTGCAACCGACGTAAAAATACAAAGAAACGAAATAATCGATTTAAAAAAGAATATGAATATGGGCTACGGTTTTGTATCAGCTGTTGGTGTAATTGGCGTTGTTATTGGAATTATATTTACAGTCATACGGCTAGCAAAATGAAAATATCAGATAGTACGGCAGTCTCAATGCCAATGCGCAACCTTTTATCAATAATTGGAGCGTGCGTTGTTGGTGCATGGTTTGGCTTTGGCGTTATTGAAAGATTAAATAGCATTGAAACGCAACTACAATTAATTGATAAAGATTTAGAAGCAGCTAATGCTTTTATTGAAGGTGTTCCTAAAGGCGACATGGTTAGTCCACAAATTCAAGAATTATTTATGTTAGTTGAATTTATTTCAAAAAATCAAGACAAATTAAAAGAGCAAATGGAATTAGAAATTCCAATGATTCAGAAAAACGACATGACTATTCAGTTTCATGAAGAGCGCTTGTTAACTTTAGAAGAAAAAAATGATTGAAATAATATTTGCAATTTTAATGATCCAAAACGGATCTGTAGTTGAGTACGTTCCAACTAATGGTATGGCTGATTGTTTAGAACAAAAACGAATAGTAAGTAGACAAATTGGTGAAAATCAAAAAGGTATTTATATGAAATGTGAGCAAGTTAAAGCAGACATTGAAATAGATATGGGCAATAGAAAACGAATTTTAAAAATATACGAGGAATAAATTATGATGGGCTTAGTTAAAATATTTGGAGGACTAGCTGGTGATATAATTGGAGGAGTTATAGAAACTAAAAAAGCTAAAGCAAAACAAAAGTTAGTTAAAATAGAAGCTGAGACTGAAATTGTTAAACAACAAATTAAAGGAGAAATAGACTGGGACGTAGAAGCAATTAAAGGAAGTAAAGAGTCTTGGAAAGACGAATATTTAACTATTCTTTTTTCGATTCCTTTGTTGCTTTGTTTTTTACCTTTTACTGTTGAATACGTTGAAAGAGGATTTGCTGCTCTTGCTATGACGCCTGATTGGTACAAATACACGTTAGGAGTAATTGTAAGTGCATCATTTGGAATAAAAGGGGCAACTAAGTTTTTTGGAAAAAAATAATGGATCAAGAATATATAGTAATACATTGTGCAGCTACTAGACCGTCGCAAGACATTGACGCTGCAACAATTGATAAATGGCATAAAGAGCAAGGTTTTGACAAAATAGGTTACCACTACGTTATTAAGCGCAACGGTCAAATTGAATCTGGAAGAAAAGAGTCGGAAACAGGTGCTCATGCTTATGGTTACAATAGTAAATCATTAGGTATTTGTCTTATTGGCGGCGTTACAGAAAACGATATTAATATTTCAGAAAATAATTTTACTAAAGAGCAATTTAATAGCTTAGATCATTTGCTTGATCAGCTTCAAAACACTTACTTGGGGATTAAAATAATAGGACATAACGAAATATCAAAAAAAGATTGTCCAGGATTTAATGTTCAGGAGTGGCTTAATGAGCGAAATTAAACAAAAAGCAAACGCAATAACAAACTTATTAATTGAGCAAGCACATCAAAAGCTAACAAGTGGCGCAGAACTAACCGCTACTGAGTTAAAAGTTTGCTTAGATATTGCAAAACAATACGGAATAGAAACACAAGAAGCGCCAAAAAATGTGCTGGAAAATTTACCGTTTGATGAATTAGGAGAAACAAGTAATGGCGACTGAAAGAGACTATAGAAAAGAATATTTAAAATATCATGCAAGTTTAGCTGCAAAAAAAGATAGAGCAAGCCGTAACAAAGTTAGGCGACAATTAGCAGCTCAAGGTAGAGTTTCAAAAGGTGACGGCAAAGACATTGACCACAAAAATGGAAATCCAAGAGACAACAGTCCTAGCAATTTACAAGTAGTTTCAAAAAGCACAAATAGATCTAAAAAAGCTTAATGGATAAAAGACTTAAAGATTTTAAAAATTTTTTATTTTTGTGTTGGAAACATCTTAACTTGCCGCAACCAACACCTATTCAATATGACATTGCTGACTTTTTGCAACAAGGTCCAAAACGACTTGTTATACAAGCATTTCGAGGCGTTGGAAAATCGTGGATTACCTCGGCTTTTGTTTGCCACCAATTATTATTAGATCCACAAAAAAACATACTTGTTGTTTCTGCATCAAAAAGCAGATCAGATGATTTTAGTACATTTACACAAAGACTTATTGGTGAAATGGAAATACTAGAACACCTACAACCTGGACCTAATCAAAGATCATCTAAAATTTCGTTTGATGTTGGACCAGCTATGGCATCACACGCTCCTTCAGTAAAATCATTAGGTGTTACATCACAGCTTACAGGATCACGTGCTGATCTTATTGTTGCTGATGACGTTGAGTCTGCTAATAACTCTCAAACACAGCTAATGAGAGACAGATTAAGTGAAACAGTAAAAGAATTTGATGCAATTATTAAACCAGAAGTAGGACGCGTAGTATTCCTTGGAACACCACAAACAGAATTTAGTTTATACAACAGCTTAGATGAGCGTGGATTTAAAACGCGCATTTGGCCTGCTAGATACCCAAATGATCAACAACGAATTAACTACGGACACAAATTAGCGCCTACAATAGCACAACACAAAAAAACTAAAGAGCCTACAGATCCACAAAGATTTGATGAGCAAGACTTATTAGAACGTGAAGCATCTTACGGACGCTCAGGATTTTCGTTACAATTTATGTTAGACACTACGTTAGCTGACATGGATCGTTACCCATTAAAGCTTAACGACTTAATAGTGTTATCAGGTTGCTCAACGTGGAACGAAGGACCAACAAAAATACTATGGGCATCTGGAGCTGATCAGATAAAAGCTTTAGATTCAGAAATACCTAACGTTGGATTAAAAGGTGACTACTACACATCACCACTACACGTTGCTCAAGAATTTAAAGAGTGGGAAGGTAGCGTTATGGCTATTGATCCATCAGGACGCGGAGCTGATAAAACAGCTTATTGTGTAATTAAAATGCTGCATGGTACTTTGTATTTAACTGAGTTTGGTGCACTAAGTGGCGGTTATTCTGAAGAAACACTAAGAACTATATGCCACGTAGCTAAACGACAAAAAGTTAATCAATTGGTTGTTGAAAGTAACTTTGGTGACGGTATGTTTCTACAAATACTACAGCCTATACTCCACGAAATACACCCATGCTCAATAGAAGAAGTTAGACATAGTGTACAAAAGGAAAAAAGGATTATAGACACACTTGAACCAGTATTAAACCAACACCGACTTGTAGTTGACGATACACTAATACGCAAAGACTATAATGATCACGAACAGGATCACAGGTTATTTTTTCAAATGAGCCGATTAACTCGAGACAAAGGTGCATTAAAACACGACGACTTAATTGACTGCATGGCTATGGCCGTTGGCTATTGGTCTGACATTATGGACGTAGACTCATCACGAGCTAACGCAGCTCACAAAGAAGCAATGCTTGCTGAAGATTTAGAGAAATTTATGCAACATGCTATTGGTAGGCCTAAGAAGTCTCATAATTGGATAAATTAACGCTCAGAGACGCGCGAGGATTCACACTTTAGTTGTACGGAAGGCCATTATAAGGGCCCAATAATAGGTACACGTATATGATACTCGGGATTTAAATATATATCTATATGGAGCTACTAGTACCTCCACTAGTAGTTTCCTAGTAACAATAAGGACACTAATGAAACAACTAACTTCACTTAAGATTGGCTATGAGACCTACGATATTGACTGGTGGACTGCTACTAATGCTACTTCTAATGAAGCAAGTGGTGAGTTCTTTTCTAAGGAAAAAAAGATAGGTGTAGACTCTAGGGAAACCGGAGCCGCTGTAGTTAACACAGTATTACACGAAGCGCTGCATGCAATATGGTACCAACAAGGTATAAAGACAGCTGATGACATTGAAGAAACAATTGTAAACTCGGTAGCTAACGGACTGACGCAGGTCCTCGTTGATAATCCGGCTTTACTAACATGGATAAAGGAGAACCTAAGATGAACTTATTACTCACACTACTTACAGTAGCCGGACCAGTAAGATTTACCGTAAACCCACAAGAACACTCTTGTGACTCATTTTTGCAGCACTTGCAGCAAATAGGTGACATTACGTACCAAATGCCATTTACGTACTTTAAGACAGTACAAGTCATTGGGTATACGTGCAGCCAACTAACACTAACATAAGGAGCTATAATGGCCGAAAACAAAACTACAAAAAAAGCCGAGTATAATGGCTGGGTAAAAGTATACAAAGTAAATCCAGCTGTAGCTAATACTCACCCGCAAGCTAAAGTTTTCAAAGCGAAAATGGAAGCTGACAAAAAGAAAAAAGACTAGCCGACTAAATTTGGCAA